GCTGGCAGTGCTGTCTTTTGGACTACCTAAGGACACTAATACTGGTGTTTATTCACCGCACCTACCTATGTGCAATGTGCCCTAACCGTTGGCTATATCCGCCCTTTTAGAGACTATTGGAGAAAACTCTATCTTCTATATAAAGACTACAATCCAACTTCTGACCCCATAACTACCTCTCGGCCCTCTGGGGTGATACGTATATTACGTGTCTCTGCGGACAAAAATAGTAAAAAATTTTTAACCACCAAAATCTTTGAGCGTGTGGACCAACTATTGCAAAGACCCCCACTAGCTTTCGGGTTTGGGATAGTCCCGCCTATAATTATTAAACAATTGTGATATGAAAACTAAGTTAGTAAGAATCCTTGAGAAGCAAGTGAACAGACACGGAGTTGAGTGCCGTATAGGCGTAACCGATGACTACATCGACGAAGCTGGTGTGTTCCATCAAGGTAAGTTAGTGTATACTGAAAATCCAAACTTGTTTGACAAGTTTGTAGTAGGATTAGAGGTGGCTTTATAGCCACTTCTTTTTTTTATTCTACCTTTTCTAACAACCTTACGACCTTACGAGTGTGTATACTAGACTGTATTCACCACTTTCTACCACTTTATCACATTCAATAGGTTTATTCCTATTACATTATATAACATTCAAGCAATGTATCTTGGGGGAGCAAGGCCAGTCGTGGCTACTGCTTAATATACCTACGAGAGGCAGTCCTACGGATACACTTGATTTACTTTTTATTAACTTTAATTACTTACATTATGTCTTATTATTCTTACGGCAGACTTAAGTTCTGCTATCAACTACTTTGCTTAATTTCTATGGCTGGTGCTATTGGATTTGGTATTGTTGCAGTTACTACTACTTCAATACTATATGGTTGCGGTGCAGCTATATGTGTATTAGTATGTGCAGTATCTGTCAAGCGTGCAGAAATGTATCAAACTAAGCAGGATAACTGGAGTTACAAACATTATCTAGATAAAGATGAATAGTAACTATACACTTAAGGACTTTGGAGTACTAGTTGTACTCTTTGTCCTTGCGTTGTTCTTAACTTGTTGCTCAACGTCGACACAACTAACAGGTAACGGATACGTTAAATCTAAATGTAAGATGAAACGATGAGGTTAGTTATATTATGCATTTGTGTCATAGCTCTAGGTAGCTGTGGCACAACGCATAGTCTTGAGCGTGCTAAGCTCGACTATGAACTTGACCAACTGTGGTCAGAGTACAATTATAAAGCTGATTCTATTTGGATTCAGTATAATAATACAATCTCGGTGGATACTCCTTCACCAACTGAATAAGCTTTACGCTAAAGGTTGGACGAGATATAATAGGGAGTGAAGTGATTAGTAGCTTCCCATAAAGAGAGTTGGCTAGTGCACATAGCTACCATCCCGATACTATTATAGGCGGTGAAATACAGAAATAAGACTAGGATCTGTACTCTCTTTTTTATAATTAACAGAGGACACTGCTGAAAGTGTGTCAAGCTAACCACATTTATTAACCTTTTATACATTATTAACATGCGCTACGTAGTTACTTACACTGCAAACAGTTGTGATGAACACGATTGTGACCCAATCTATCACACACACAAATTTTCTAGAACTTTTAGGGATGAGATAGATGCCTTACATTTTCTAGGTGAATGCACAAGCAATCACAAAGACCTTCACGCAATAGAAGAACCAGTTGAAACTGAAGAAACAGAGACACTGAAAACATTTGTTGACCACGAAGGAACAATTATCTATTATTATTAATCATTATTAACATTATTATCATGGCAAATTTATTGCACAGTGGCGACCTTAACACTCTAAAACTAGGTCAAACTTTACTTACAAGATTTAGAAAGATTGAAGGTGGCTTTGTCCAAATGGAATTGGCAGAAGTCAAAGAAGGATCTCGCGGCTTGTCAGCTGCGTTTGTATTTAATCAATCTGATAACAGATTTAGTAGAAACTCTGCGCGTAGAGCGTGGCAACCAGCTACACCTGCGGATGTACAGAGTGCACTTGGTATCTCAGTTGGAGATGCTGAGGGTTGGGAAATGGATGATATGGGCAACGAAATACTTGTCGTAAATGTTCTTAATCCTATTGCTTCTTTTGAAGGACAGGAGTTCCCATTACGAGTTCAAATTGTAGAAACTACTGAGCCTACTGAATGGCAAAGAGCTAACATTAATACCACTGCTAAGCGTAAGGGTAGAGATGGAGAGTTTATTCTACACAACGGTGAATACATATTCACTCGTTCCTCTATTGTATTCAACGAGCCAGTAGATGTGTACTTGAAGGCTGATACAGCACCAGTGCAAAGTCCTACTATTCAGAAAGTTGATGTTGCAACAGGAGAGATAGTAAACTAGTATAAATAAAATGGGTATATCACTTGCGTGGTATATCCATTTTTACTATATTTGCTATGTTTTATAAAGAATATTTATACATAATTATCTAAATCATTGAAAATGAATACATTAATTAAGAGTGCAGGTAAAGTAGTAGCTACAGTATCTGCATCACACAATGTCACAGTAACTGAAAAAATGATTACTATTGACTTGTTCAACACCACGACTAAAACCAAAACCAAAAGACGTGGAAGACCTACTGGGTCTACAAAGAAAACTACTAAGTCTAAGACTAAGTAGTAATAATTTCACACAATTGTTTTTTATTGATGATGAAGGGGCCTTGTGCCCCTTTGTTGTCTTAATACTTTTAACTATGAATAATACAATTTTAACCAGAGATGAAGTATCATTACTTATACACAGTGTGCAGCGTACTCTTATAAGCCTTGAAAAATACGATGATGCTAGTGAAATACTTCGTAAGCATAGAGTGTTGCTTAAAACATTACTAGATATAGAGCAAGATCTTCATAAAGAAAGAAAAAAAGAACCGATAAGAATTTACAAATAATGGGAAAGATGAAAGAAATATACATGGACTTGCAACAAGGCTATGACCAAGAATTAAAAGCTGCATATATGCTAGCTATAAAAGATAACAGAGATACTGTTTTTGTTCACGGTAGACAAGTATCACTAGCTTATGCTGAATACTTACTACAGTTTGATGAAACTTTCTTAAAACAGTTTAGAAATGATTACATTAATAACAAAGACAACGAGTCTAAGTGACTCGTATAAACTAGGTACTATTAAAGACGTGGTCAAGTACTGCCACAACAAAGAGGTTCTAGGTGTAGACACAGAAACAGAAGGTTTTGACTTTACATGCAAGAAGATGATTATGTTTCAGATTGGTGACGAACATCAACAGTTTGTTATTGACACTAGATTCATAGACATCAGTCCTTTGAAGAACATACTAGAATCACCAGCTATAACAAAGATATTTCACAATGCTAAGTTTGACTACAAGTTTATTAAGAAGTGGTCAGGCATAGAATGTGATGGAGTTTACGATACGTTTTTGGTAGAGCGAATACTATCTTGTGGTCGTCACATAGGTTATGGACTGAAAGACCTCTGTAAACGCTACTTAAATGTAGAATTGAATAAGGAAATCAGAAACCAATTTATAGGGTTATCCGGTGAAGCCTATCGTGATGACCAGATAGTATACGGTGCCAAAGATGTAGAGTATCTATGTAAGCTACGTAAGCTGCAGCTCCCAAAAATACAAGAGTTTAAACTACAACGTGTGGTAGAACTTGAAAATCGTGCAGTGTTAGCATTCTCTGATATTGAATACAATGGTATTGATATTGACAAGGATGCTTGGGAGGTCATTGCACGAGCAAGCGAACAAGAAGCTTTGGACATGAGAGATGAATTAGATAACCTGGTATTAATCGTCCCAGAGTTGTCGTGCTTTGTGTTATCTCATGTTCAAGGTGACTTGTTTACGCCTCAAGAAGAGCTACGTAAAGTTGGGGTCAAATGGACTAGCCCTACACAAGTTCTAAAAGTATTTCAAAAACTAGTCCCTGAACTAGAAGACGTTAACGGTAAGAAGATGTACAAGTACAGACGTCAGCATAAGATCATAGACTTGTATGTTAAGTACAAAGAAAAGATGAAGCTGGCTACTTCTTACGGTAAAGACTTCTTTAAATTTGTATCAAGCGATGGTAAGATTCATACGCAATTCAATCAAATACTTGACACTGGACGTGTCGCATCCAAGAAGCCAAACATGCAACAGATACCTGCGGATAATAAGTTCCGTAATTGTTTTCTGGCTCCTAATGGCTGGTGCTTCGTTTCTTCTGACTACTCTTCTCAAGAACTTAATGTAATTGCATTCGGTAGTCAAGACCCTGTATGGATAAAAGCTCTTCAACAAGGACAAGACTTACATAGTGTATGTGCTGACCTTGTATACGGACAAGAGTGGGCGGATGCCGCTGAAGATAATTGTAGTTATATGATAAACAAAAGTAAATGTAAGTGTCCCAGACACGGTAGGCTACGTACAAATGTTAAGACAATTAACTTTGGACTAGCCTATGGTATGGGGCCTCACAAACTTGCAGATACTCTTGATATAAATACTAAAGCAGCTGAAGTTTTGATTGATAAATACTTTGATGCCTTTCCAGCTATCGGTGGTTTCTTAGACAAACTAGGAACCTTTGGTAAAAAGTATGGTTATATCAAAACATTTCCACCTTACAATAGACGTCGTTGGTTTCCTACATGGTACCCACGTATATATCAAGAGAAGAGTCAAGCATTTGAACTTGGTAGTATAGAACGTGCTAGTAAGAATACACCTATACAAGGCGCATCAGCTGACATGACTAAGAAAGCAATGATACTTATCAGAGACTTTATCAAGTTGCATAATGCACCTGTAAAGATAGTTATGACAGTGCATGACCAGGTGGATACTATATGTAGAGAGGACTATGCACAGGAGTGGGTAGTTGAAATGACAAGACTGATGGAGCAAGCAGCTCTTGAGGTAGTAACTAACGGTCTGTTGAAAGCAGACACAAATATTAGTAAATCATGGGAAAAGTAAAATTATATAAATTAGATGCAAATGTGGCAAGGATACTTGCAACTGTATCTAGACTTACTGAAGTCCCTATCAGTAAAATTAGAGGTAAAACTAGAAATGGCGAAGTGGTTGCAGCTAGACGTATATGTATGGTGCTTATTAATGATAAGTTAAACTACAGTTCTATTGTCAATGCTGCTGTGTTCCGTAGAGATCACACTACCGTGTTGCATGCATTCAAGGTACACTCTGATCTTATGGATGTAGATAAAGCATATGAAGAGTTTTTCAATATATGTGCTACAGCTGTGGGAGTCAAAGGTATGGGTGATTGTAATGACAAGGATGATATGATTAAAACTTTTGCCGCTCGTGTAGACTATCTTGAGCAAGAGAATGCAGAACTAAAAGAACAAATTAATAAAGTAACAGAATTATTATCATGATACATGAACTAGAATTAGAAAATGGATACACAGTCCAAGTTGATTATGAGTATGACTCACCTGAATTAGATTATAATGGTACAGGTTATCAGGGTGGTGCTACAATCAACGCTGTGTGGGTAAACTTAAATGATGCCAACGGCAAATTAATAAAGGTAGACATTCTACATTTTATGACAGGCTTTGATGAGTTTGATAAGAATGAACTTGAAGGTATACTAGAAGAAAACTATAAAGACTATGAGCCAGATCCAGATAGATATAGAGATGAATAATCTTATTAAAGTAAAAGATGAAGAACAGAAGAAAGCTATTAATGCTTGGGCTAACTCTAAGTTTACTGGTAGTATTATTGCTGGTACAGGGTTCGGCAAGTCTAGGTGTGGTGTTATTGCTGTTGGCAAGTCTTTGGATACCAATACTGATGCTAAAGGACTAGTACTAGTTCCTACTAATCAGTTGCAAGAGCAGTTCAAAGAAGAGTTTATCAAGTGGGGTTATGAACATATACTAGATCGTGTTGATATTCTATGTTATGCTTCTGCGTATAAACTAGAGAATAAACACTATCATGTAGTTGTATGTGACGAAATACATTTAGGTCTATCACCTGAGTATCGTAAGTTCTTTGAGAACAATACTTGGGACAGGATACTGTGTATGACTGCTACACTACCAGAGGAGTTTGAATACAAAGAGATACTATTTGGTCTTGCTCCTACTGTGTACAAAATATCACTTGATAAATGTGTAGAGCTGGGTCTAGTATCACCGTATCAGATTATATGTATACCTGTTAAACTAACAGATGATGAAGAGCAAGAGTATAAGAAAGCAAACAATACGTTTGTATATGCTAAGTATTGTCTTGGACAGTTTGATGCGTTTGACAGGGCTAAACATATTATGGGATCAGGTAAGCATACTGCTAGCAATGCAGACAAAGCTGCAGCTGCACAGTTTTACAGATCTATTAGAGCTCGTAAGGCTGTAGTGGATCATGCTGATAACAAAGTAGCAGAGCTACAAAAGATTGTTATCAAGAATATAGGAGAAAAGATACTTGTGTTTGGTGGTAGTAACGAGTTTACAAATAGACTTGCAGATGCTACTGAAACATTCTCTTCTATATACCACAGTGGTAGGACAAAGAAGCAAAAGGAACAAGCGTTAGCAGATTTTAGATCAGGCGACAAGCCTGTGCTATGCTCTACTAAAGCTTTGAACCAAGGCTTTGATGTTGCTGATGCAACTATGGCTGTAATATGTGGTTTAACCAGTAAAGCTTTGACTATGATACAGCGTGTGGGTAGAATCATACGCTACCAAGAAGGCAAGATAGGCAAAATACATGTCTTGTATGTAGAAGGTAGTCAGGAAGAAAAGTGGTTGAAAAGTAGTGTTAGAAAACTAGATAATGTTACCTGGTTACTTGATAATTAGGTACATTTTTCGTAAATTTATAGGCTTATGCAATTACAAATTGACGTAAATTTATTGGTTGAAAATGGCATCAGTGCTGATGATTTTTTAGCACTGTATGCTATATACAGAAAGGGTTTCAAGACTCTAGATAAACTAAAACTAAATCCTAACTGGGATGACTTACAATCCAAAGGATATGTAAAGCTTGGTGATAGTGTAGAGAAGCACATCATACGCCAAGAGTTTATAGATTTGTTTTCTAGTGACTTTGATCAGATGTTTGCAGAACTAATTAGTACATATCCAATGAAGGTATCAACTAACAGAGGGTACAGAATATTACATGCAGCAGATCCTAACTGTAAATCAAATGAGAAAGCTAAAGCTAAGTATAGTAGAATCGTAGGCACTAAAAAGTTTGTACACGACAAGATAATTAAGTTATTGAATGTACAACTACGGGTAGAACGCGGTAAACTAGAATATATGCAGCAGCTAGAGGTATGGTTGAACAATCATACTTGGGAAAAATACATAAACATGGACGAAAATGCAGGACAATCAGAAAACCGTATCACAAGACGGCTCTGATGTATTCAAAACTAGAGGGTTTCAAAAGATAGATAAGGCTGTCAATCAGTCTATAGCAGTTGTAAAGCAGGCCAAGCTTGGTCAGCGCAATGTGCTAGCTACGTCTTGGAAAAGACTAAACAGGAATCTTCTAGGTGGATTACAAAAGGGCAAGATGTATGTGATAGCTGGCCGTCCCGGTGTGGGCAAGTCAGCATTTAGCAATCAACTTATCTTTGATGTACTAGATACAAACAAAGCTAAGAAATTAATAGTACTATACTGGACCTTTGAGATGCCCGGTTACCAACAGGTAATGCGTAGCGCATCTAAAGATGTAAAGAAACAGATGTCAGATCTATTGTCGGTGGAGTCACCGCTGTCAGACATAGACTTCAAGACTTATGCATCTAAGGTACAAAAGTATGGCAACTATCCAATATACTTCAACAATGTGCCTCGTACTATGGAGTATATAATGAATACAAATGAGGATTTATTTAATCAGCATCCAGAGCACACAGTAATTAATCTGTTTGACCATTCACGTTTGATACGTGGTAATGAAGAAACAGAATTACGTAGGCTTAATACAATATCCAAGGGTTGTATGTGGATGCAATCAAAACTTGGAGTTATTAATATATTATTATCACAGCTCAATCGTAACATAGAACAAGAACATCGTGCTAAGAACCAGTATCAGCCACTACTAACAGATTTGTTTGGTGGTGACTCTATTGGTCAGGATGCGCATGTTGTTATGATACTGAATAGACCATATGATTTGTATGGCATTACAGAAACATATTGTGGAGAGAATCCACAAGGGTTACTAGCATGTCACATGGAAAAGAATCGTGATGGTTTACTTGGTATGATTGGATATGAAGCAGACATGAGTACGTTTAACATTAAAGAAAGAAACTAATATGATTACATTACCAAAACAGAAAGTAAAGGCGACGCGCAAGTCACCAAAGAACATGGTAATCTATGGTCCACCTAAGATAGGTAAGACTACAGCATTATCACAACTAGATGATTGTTTGATTATCGACTTGGAAGATGGTTCAGATATGGTTGATGCACTGAAGGTGCAGGTCAATGATCTGTCAGAACTAACTGAAGTTGGAAAAGCAATTATGAAAGATGGCAGACCATACAAGTATATCGCTATTGACACTATCACTAAGCTCGAAGAGTGGTGTGAAGAAGATGCAAAGAGAATCTACATGGCTACACCTATGGGTAAGAACTTTGAACAAAAGAATCCTGGTGCATCTGTATTATCTTTGCCTAATGGTGCAGGCTACCTTTACTTACGTATTGCATACAAGAAATGGATTGATAGACTAAACAAGTTGGCAGATCATGTCATACTAGTTGGTCACCTAAAAGATAAGATGCTTGAAAAGAAAGGCAAAGAAGTCGCTGCCAAGGATCTTGACTTGACTGGTAAGATTAAGTCTATCACATGCGCAAACGCAGATGCTATTGGTTATATCTACAGAGAAGATGATGAGACTATGGTTTCATTTAACTCTTTGGATGATGTAACTGCAGGCTCACGTTGCGATCACTTAAAGGGCCAGACCATGCCTTTAGAATGGTCAAATATATTTATTGATTAACCGCGTAAAATTTTAAATCATGATTGAAGCACGCACAAACAATCCTGGCGAGGCCACGCAGAAAAACGAAACACCAAACACTATCACAGTATCTATGATCTTGGAAGATCTTGACAACGGTATTGACCGTACAGCTATCCAAGAAAAGTATGGTCTTGAAAAGTGGGAAGTAACACAGATGTTCCAGCACCCAGCATTGAAGGGTAAGAAAGCTAGAAAGATCCGTAAGTTATCTTTCAACTTTGTAGATGATACAGCTGTAGATCCTAATCAGACTAGTATTCCTGTGGAATCCGGTCCTGATGTAGATGTACACACAGAAGCATCTATGATTGTAGAAGCTACACCTGAACTACAAGAAGAAGATCCTTTCATAGGTGAGTATGGTGAAGATGAAGATGAATTTTAATTATTAAACTAGTTTATTTATGGCAATTAAAAGCAATGACAGTAATGTCGAAGTAGCAGGCGGTGGAGTAAAACTTTACTCTGGGCTTGGTAATTTTAAAGTAATTGCAGTGAACCCTACAATGGCGGAGCTGCATGATTTAGGTATCATGGTAAAACAAGATCCTAACTATTTCGTTGATCTCAACGGAACAGAATATTTCAAACTAACCTTTTGGATTAAGAATGCTGACCTTACTACAAGGTTTGACATCTTGATGAATGGTACTGAGCGTGTATCACAGACAGGTAAGAATCAGTGGCTAAATGCTATTGGTCAGTCTACTTGGTCTGATGGTGAACCTGAGTATGATTGGTTCAAGAAGGAAGGTTTACGTAAAGCATTGACAGGCGAAGAGACCTTGATTAACTTTGTTAAGCAGTGGGCTAATGTTGCTAACGGCGACGAAGCTTACTTTGAAAGCATAGCTAAGATTGTAAAAGGTGACATAACAGAAGTGAAAGCTTTGGTTAAGTTACTTGAAAGCAACGAGGTTAGATTGCTAGTCGGTGTTAAAGATGGTAAGTATCAAACTGTGTACACAAAAGTATTTGGACGTGTTAGACCACAGCGTGATGACTTATTTGTTAAGAACTTGAATGATGACTATGGTGCGTTCAATGCAGAGTTTGATACTACACTTGCGTGGGGTACATTCACTCCTGAGCTAGCTGTAGTTACACCAGACGGAGACGATGCAGAAGTATCAGAAGATGAAGACTGGGTGTAATATAGTAGTCATTTGGCCATAAGATATGGGGAGTGTAAAAGCTCCCCATTTTTTATTTAAATTTACAAACTTATGATTAGAAGTAGAAACAGTGAGATACACCTCTCTAAAGAAATGATACTTTCCAGAATAAGTGAGGTAGATATATTTGCATACTACTGTAGTTCTTTTAAACAACTTGGTAAACCTTTTTGTAGTGAGTTACGTAAAGACTCTAAGCCCGGTGTTAATATTGTATTATGGAAAGGCAAGCTTTTGTATAAAGATTGGGCTTATCCTGAACACACATTTGATTGTTTTGGCTATGTTATGGCAACATACAATGTTTCTTTTTACTCAGCTCTTCGTATTATTGATACTGATTTTGGTTTGAACCTAGGATCTAAGAAAGCAGAGATAGATTTTACACGTGGGTATCTTGGATACCGCTCTAATATTAGAGTAGAAAACAAGAAAGTTACTGTAATTAAGAAGAAATCTAGGCCTTGGATGCTTAAAGATGCAAAGTTTTGGTCGCAATACTTGATTAGTAAGAAAACTTTAATTAAGTTTGCTGTTACGCCTATTTCTCACTACTGGATTAATGACAGTAGATTTACATGTAAGCTTAGCTATGCATATAAGATAGGTAACAAATATAAGATCTATTCACCTTACGAAGAAGTAAAGTGGATGAGCAATACTAACTCTAAACAAATTCAAGGATATGATCAACTACCTAAAAGCGGCGATCTCTGTATTATTACATCAAGTCTCAAAGACGTTATGTGTCTCTTCGAGATGGGTATCCCCGCTATCGCCATGCAATCAGAAATGCAGTTGCCAGGACGGCAAGTTGTAACTGAGCTTAAAGAAAGGTTTAAACAAGTTGCAGTATTTTATGATAACGATTTTACTAATCCAAGTAATCCTGGTCAAGCCATGGCTACTAAGATCTGTAAAGAATATTATCCGATGTGTAATATAATTATACCAGATGAGTATAAACTAAAAGACCCATCAGATTATGCTGCGCACTTTAAACGAACAGAAGGATTACAAACATTGATAGACATACAATTGTGAAGCGACGCACACGAAAACCAAAAAACAAAAAAGTAAGAAACGCTACCGCTAAGGTTTACAAAGGTATTAAGTTCAGGTCTAAGCTTGAACTTTTTACGTATAAGAAACTAGAAGATGCAGAGATTAAATCTTTGTATGAAAAGAAGAAGTATATCTTACAAGAAGGTTTTCATTATAGTGCTGAATGTCACGAGCCTCACAAAACAAAAGGCTATGTTAACAATGAGTACAAGGTTAGAGATATTACATATACTCCTGACTTTGTAGATCCTAATGGTAAGTGGATTATAGAAGTAAAAGGTTTTGCAAATGATGTCTTCCCTTTGAAATGGAAGATGTTCAAGAAACACCTCATGCAGTTGGAGAATCCTCCGGTGCTATACCTACCTAAGAACCAAGGTCAGGTACTACAAACAATAGAATTAATTAAACAACTTTAATTTATGGAATACACAGAAGATTTGATCATCCGTCTGGATGGTCTTGGGATAGATATGTCTAATGGTCCCATAGACACAAAGCGTCAGCTTGCTAAGCTGTACGAACAAACAAGGTACAATACATTTGGATACCTTGAAGACTTGGAAAAGTTTGACAGAATCTTTGAACCTATATATGGTTTAGAGTTCTTCATTCTAGTTAGAGATGTACAGCAACAGTTCTTTAAAGAAATTAAGTATGCTGAGCTAGCTAGTGAATTAAATGAAATACATGAACAAAGTAAAATAAATAGACATGAGTATAAAAACGATTGATAAGCAGATCAAAGGATCTGAAGGCCTTGCTAAGAAGATTAACAAGGGCGCAGAGAAAATGGTCTTTGACATCTTGCAGTCCACACAGTATTCTACACCTATTCCTTCTACCGTACGTGAGTTGGCTACCAATGGTGCCGACGCTCAGCGTGAGAAAGAGATAGCTATAGAGATACTAAGTGGTAAAGCAAAGGCTGAAGACTACTATATTGAACGCCACGGCGAACAGTATGATGATAGTAACTTTGATATAAGTTACTATGACTTGGATCACCTAGACACAGAGAACAATGATGTACTAATTACATACACAGAGAATGAAGGAACAGGATACTGCGATGTAGTTACTATACATGATTACGGTGTTGGTATTGGTGCACGTCGTTTGGAAGGTGTGCTTGAACTTGGTTATTCAACTAAGCGTAACACGGCTGAGAACTTTGGTGCATTTGGTCTTGGTGCTAAGGTTGCATTGTCAACTGGTGTAGACTTTTATACTATAGAAACTGTGCACAATGGTAAGAGATTCAAGATGAACTGTTACAATTACAAGACAGACTTTATTATACCAGCATTTAACCCAGAGGCCGGTCAGCCTAATCCGCATGTTGTACTTAGCGATGGAACGAAAGTGCACTATGTATCTACTGATGCAAAGAATCAGACTATAGTATCGTTTGGTGTGAAGAAACATAACAGACGTGACTATCGTGATGCGGTTGAAGAACAGCTGATGTATATGCCTAGTATTAAGTTCAAGCGTATTGCAGAGGATGGCTATGAAAGGAAAGAGAATATTCACCCAACAATTATGCATAACTCTGATAACTTGATTATCTCTGATACATATATGTTTAGCAGACCGCACATTGTGTTGACTAAGGATGTAGGTGCACCAACTGGTGTTAACTATGGCTTTGTTGACTTCCGTGAGTTGGAAATGCAGCAGATGTGGGGACCTATTGCTTTCAAATGTCCTGCAAGACAGGTAATCAATGACCCAGAAACTGGTGAAGAGATTGTATTGCAAGATGGTGTAGATGTTACGCCGTCACGTGAGAAGGTGATATGGAATGAGAATACTAAAGCTTACATCAAGTCTGTTATTATGGCAGCTGCTGATGAAGCTAGCGAGATTGTACAAGAAGAGCTTAAGCAAACAGACTTTGTGTCTTGGTTGCTAGCTTGTAAGCAAGTCTTGACTAAAGCTGACAGCGGTAGTGTACTTGGTAGACTATCTAATATCATTGATCAGGAACAACTCAAGCCTAAGTTTGGCCCAGACCCTAGACTTAAGAATGAATCTGTAAAAGCTTTGTTCAGAGGTATGAAGGTTGAGGTTGTAAGTAAGAGTAGAGACTACAACAGTGGTGATGATACTATTGAAAGAGTTGCTATTGAGAACTACAGCCAGTTGAGAGAGAATAATATCTTTATCATGGGCGAAGAGAATCATAGCAAGTACAAAGATATGTATCTTATACACAAGTGTGATGGTCCTATTATTTGTATCAAGCCTATAGAGGACTGGGAACCTAGCACTCTTGTTAGTGCAGAGTCTATCAAGGCAAACAAGAAAGCACTTGCTAAACGTTTTAGAGTTCTTCAGCTAATTACTGAATCTACTCACAGTCGTAACTACGATGACGTGGAGGTAGATGAAGAGTGGCTAGAAGAGTACAAGGATGAGATTACTAAGGCTAAAGAGATTGCGCAGTTCGAGAACATCACGCCAGCTGAACGTCGTAAGATAGAAGAGCGTATGGTTGCATACACTTTTAGATACAACGATAAACATTGGCATAGTTCAGGCAGTGACAATCGCTATATCAGAGACAAGATTGAACCAAAGGTAAAAGATCTTATGAAGACTCAGCGTACTACTTACTATGGTACTGCAGCTGATGACGATAAACTGATGGTGGCTTGCGGTATTATACATCCTTTTGCTCCTAAGGTACATCAAGTATACAAAGATATACTTAGATGGCAAACTGGAGATGATGACAGAATGTTTTTCTTTGATACACCAGCTGTTAGGTTTGGTAATAGTCGACACGTAATACCAACAACTGAAACTAAAAAAGATGGTACGGTATATCACAATACTAACTTTGATTGGGATACGCCGCAGATTATCAGAGTCTCACAAAGCAATGTTAGACACATTAGTATGAACCCTAATGTTAAACACATTGATGAATTCTTTTTACAACTAACACCTAATGGAGGATACACTATGGATGAATACGCAATAAAGTGGTACACTGCGGATAAAATGAAAGGTATCACAGATAAGACATATTTATATTGTCTTAAGGACATTAACCCAGACTTGTTTGAAAAGTATGAGGCTGTATACAATGCAGCTGATGTAGATCTAAAAGTAAGTCAATGGATGAAAGATACTGATATATTTCCTATGGTCGAGAAGATTGTGGAAATGCATAACTTCTGCAAAGATAACGATGACGCCGCTGCTATACAGCAAAAGAGTCGTGAGCTCTTTGTTATAGATATACCAGAAGCTGTTGCTCAAGATCAAGAGCTGATAGACAAGTTTGATGAACTTGAAGAATGGTCTGAAGGTGTGCATACACTATTGAATTCTATTGAGTATATAGCATATAGTCCTAATAGTGATGAAGATTTAGATCAAGATCTTATCAAAGAAATCAAGGTTTACCTAGACGCCAAGGATAGGCTAAACTGGTGATAATCAACAAGTTACAGGGGTGAAATATCCCCTGTATTACTTGTATAATAGAAAATTTTATATTAATTTTACAACTTAATTTATTAAATCATGATTACAATTAATGTTATTGAGAACCAAATATCTGGTTCGTACGGCGACATGCCGTTTAGTGTCAACTACTCCGAAGACACTTATAAAAAGATGATGGAGTTATCTGATAGACAAGAGTCTATTAAAACTATGGACGAGTACAATGCACTCATGGAAGAGTTTGCTAAGCTTACAGTCCAAGACTACAAAACTACTGTAGAAACTGAGTGTCCGTGGATTCATATCAACGAAGGCACCGGTGAGTTCTTCTTGAAGCACGAGGGTGTAGTATCTAGTATACCTATGCCACAAGCTTTGGTTGATCGTATCTTTGAATCACTTGACAAGGGTGTAGATTTTATGCCGCTTGTAAAGATGTGGATTAGATTCTTGCGTAATCCTGTTCTTCGTAAGAAGATGGATAGCTGTGACTGTGAGACAGGTGAGAAGTTTACTGAGAAGTTCTTTAACTTTGTAAACTTACAGTATGTACACCCTAAACTCAAAGAAGAGTTAATAGAAGTACACGGCTTGAGTGAAGAGGTTGCTGAGCGTAGAGCTACTATGTATCAGATGAAGATTACTCAAGAAGGTTTGCTTAATGGCTACAAAGTATCTGAAGAGATTATGCATAAGTATGATACAGAGACTGGTGAAAGAGTAGATCGTTACAAGCGTACATTCAATCCTGATACAGGTGAGATTGAAGAAGGTGGATTGCCTGAGTTTGTAGAAGATAGATTGTTTCAGCCAGCTATTATGGGTAGTAGTGGTGATGCATTTTACTGTGAAGGCCCTAACGGATATGCTAACCCAGGACACTTTATCAAAGTTGGTTGTACACACAGATTACCAGATTGGTCTTATGTGAATACAAATGACAATCAATCTTGTGTTAAAGGTTTACACTTCGGTGGTCTTAAGTACATTGCATACTACAGCGGTGAGATTCACAACATCTTTGTTGATCCTATGCATGTTGGTGCAGTGCCTGACGATGAGACTGGTGCTATCAGATGTTTACAGTATTTTGTACATTCTTCGCTTGCAGGTGTAAATGGTAGTATCTATCATAGCTCTACATATGCAGCTAAGACTGATGCTGAGTGGGAAGAGATGCGCAAAGAGGCAGTTCAAGATTACTCAGATATTAAAGTAGATATTGATCAAGAGATTGCAGAGATAAACTCTCTGTAATGTTTGTTTATTCATGATTACTAATGGGGGACTTCGGTCCCCTTATTAGTCTAACCTATTAAATTCTTAAATATGAAAACAGCATTAATAGATGCAGATAGCCTCCTGTATTTTGAGATGGGTAAAGATACCCTAGAAGAGGCAATAGAAGGATTAAACAATAGAATACAAGAGATAATCATACAAACTGAAAGTGATAACTATATTGGATTTCTAACAAGAGGTAAATGTTTTAGATATAATATAGCAAAAAGTAAGCCATATAAACATAATAGAAAGTACGGAAGTAAGCCACCTATATACTATGCGCTTGACGCGTACATACAACAAGAACCTTGGAACTTTAGATCTTTTGCAGGTCTAGAGGCTGATGATCTTGTAGGTATGGCACGACACAGACTAGATGATAATTGTGTTATTTGTAGTCCCGATAAGGATGTACTACAACAACTTCCAGGTAAACATTATAACTATCAAAAAGGAGAGTTTTATGAAACAACAGATGACCAAGCTCGTGACTTTTTATGGAAGCAGGTTCTTATGGGCGATAGCACTGATGGTATCCCTGGTATTCCTGGATTGGGCCCTAAAACAGCTGATGCAATTATTGATAATATGCCCAGCGTATTGTCACACCATCAAGTTGTATTGTCTCAATATCTAGCAAAGTTTAGATTAGATGAAGGTATATCTAGATTTTATGAAACCTTTAAACTTGTGCGCATGCATACTGATATAGAGATTGCAAAACTAGATGTTGGTGATGTACCAGATGACCTATTTATTCCAACTGAGTTTGAGTTAGCGGTATGAAAGGTCTAGATAAAAATATAGTTAGTAGGAAGAATAAGTCTTCTGTGTTTCTCATGCCTATGCTTGGAGGGACGCAGAAGCTTTTCTTTTATAACTCCTTGTTCATAGATTGTTATTGTTACAAGGAAGGATATGGTGAGTGTATAATTCTTAAGTATATAGATTCAGAAGATGCATTGTTTGAAAAGTTTAAAACAGCTGTTCAAAAATTTAGAATGTATCTTAGTACATTTTATGATGAAGATGAAGTATACTTTATGTTTGATATTCCTAGTGTATTTATAAGTGATTATAATTTATTTAGGAAAGGCAAGTATTCAAAGTTTTCTTTACAGTTAAAAGATAATATACTTAAGTTTCATACAGAAAATTATGACTACAGAGCATATGTATCAGAAGTTTTATATAAATCTGAAGACAGAAAAGAAGATATAGAAGACTTCTTAGATACAGTTTTACCTGCAGACTCTGAACTAGAATCAGTACCTAATTTAAAAAAAGAATCAATATGAGTGGAATACAAAAACAAGTGGGGGATTGGTATCCTTTACTTGAACCTATAGTTACCTCTGATAAGTTTAAACCTATAGCTTCTGAGATAAAAAGATGTAAACAAACATTTACTAAAATTTATCCTGAGACTACAAAAACTTTCAGAGCGTTTAAATTATGCCAGCTGGCGGACACACGAGTAGTAATACTTGGACAAGATCCATATCATGATGGTAGTGCTACTGGACTTGCATTTGCAAACAGCAGCAAAGGTAGTAAGGTAAGTCCTAGCCTAGGATGGATAGTTAAAGCATTAGAATATGAGTATAATACTGTATGTGTAGACTTTGACTACGATTTAGTGAGCTGGGCTTCGCAAGGCGTGTTATTACTTAATACAGCCTTGACTGTTGTGAAGGGGTATGCCGCATCTCACACAGAATTGTGGAGACCATTTACTGAGGAATTAATTACAAGTCTTTCTCTTCACAAAAATAATATTATATTTGTATTGTGGGGTAAAAAAGCACAAGAGTATGCCAGATTTATCAAAGGAGACAATAAAATTATTACTGCGCCGCACCCTGCTGCGGATGCTTATACTGGGGGCCGTGCTGGCTTTCATACTGCTGGCAGTTTTAGTACAGTTAATAGTTTTCTTGATGATCCAATTACATGGAATACATATTGTGGTGAGCCCATACCTAGAGAAATTAATGAAGCACCTTTTTAAATGAAACAATTAGCAAGAATAATAAAAGACTGTGGCCACCGTGGAAAGGTCGGCCACATTTATGAAGTAGTAGAAAAAAATCCAAGAGATGGATTTAGACTAGTGATGCCGGGTGAAACTACATTTACATTTTGGTATCCAGAAGACTGTGTTGAAGAAGTAGGACCAGGTTCTTGTACAATTCCTGATTGGAAAGTCCCTGAGAATGCAGATTTCGCATGGCACCTGGACAAAGTTACGGAATCCATCACTCAGCTGTTGAAGGAAAAGAACAATGCGTATGGAAATACAGCTTTAAGTCCACTTGGCATCTTTAGTAAGCTTGGAGCGGCGGAAGCCATCAAAGCAAGGATAGATGATAAGTTAGCAAGGATAGCTAACAGAGGATTGAACGATGATACTGAAGATACAGCTAGAGATTTGGTTGGATACTTATTACTATTGCTCATGGCAATTGAAAGAAAGGGGGAGTAACACCCCCCTTTTCTCCCCTCGTGCAAACTTACTTCATCAAGCCATACGAATCAAGTTCATACTTGACAGATAAGAATGGCATATTCTTGACAAATTGTTTTTGACCTTTTAGGTCTCCTTTAGTATTTCTATCATTAGTTAGACCTGCAGCAAAGAACATTATACTAGAATCAAATACATTGTTTATGTGCGTGATAGATGCGAATGGATTCTTAATAGTTCTAAATATCTCAACCGGGTTGAATCCTTGTAGCATATCATTTCTTAGATAGTTTAATCTTATAGCTAGTCTATCATCTTCAAAGTCTTCTTCATCATACATACCCTGAACTAGTAGTGTACCTAACATATACATTATACCTCTAGCCATTACACCAGCTGCGCCAGCTTTCTCACGCTCGCTTAGATTATTGAAAGCTTCTTTTAGATTAGTTACATCTTTTAGCAGGCTTAGTATTATTCTAGCTCTACCCATATGTTGTGAGGCATGCCACTCCATAACGTTAGCTTCAACTGTATCTTCAATAGTTATAGGGTTACCTTGAGCGTCAACTGTTTTTCTTTTTATTACTACACTATCTTTAATCATATTACCATCTTTAGTACTGTTTTTAAAGTATCCTAAAAATGTATCATTCTGTTTAGATTGTCCTTCTTGAATAAGTAGTGCAGGTAAATACTTTTTAAACTGTAAGAAGAACTGTCCTATAGCATGGGCCTCCATGGCAGACTTCTCGTCTGATCTGTATGCACCATGTATAGTTGTAGAAACTTTTAGCATTTTGTTTAGTTCTTCAGATGTTAGTTCCCCAACTGCAACAGATTCTCCAGTTGGTAATTTTTTTACTCCCCTTATATTCGCTTTACCCTTTTTAGTTTCCATAAACGTACCATCAGTATTATAGTTATCGTATAAGCTGGTACCATCTTGCATTTTTATTCTACGCATTTGAGCTGCTAGCAAAGCTAAGTGGCCGTGCTCCTCGTGTATAGCGTGAAACTTAAATAGCATATCAAATCTAGAGTTAGGATTTTTCAATGCAACTAGGTCAGAGTTATCTGTAGCATAGTCATAGTTATCAGGTAGATACTGGTATCGGTCTGCAATATTATATAGTTTATTATTCTTCTTGTTAAATGTTAGTATATCTTTGTAGTACTTAGCTACTTCTGCATAAGCAAAACCTAAATCACTTAGAGTAAAGTCTATTGAGTCTCTGTCAACCCCAAGTCTTTTAGCTATACTACCACCTAGTGCTCTGGAAGTATTGAATGCTAATACAATAGCACCGTTAAATGTACCTGCTATGGGTTTTAACCACATTGATTTACCCGTGGTAAAGTTCTTAAGTCCTAGTAGCATTTTATAAAAACTAAATGTCATAGTTTCTTTGCCTCGTATGCCTGATGCTCCTTTCTTATAAAAAGGATTAGCTACTGTATATTTCTTTTTACTAAATCCTGCTGAATCTATGTCTTGCTCACGTAAAACATTTAGTACTATTTGATTATCTAAAAACTTATATAGTCCCTCATACTTTTTCTTTTCTCTACCTTTAGTTATAGCTTGTTTATTTGCATAGTAAGATGTTAAAGCATCACCGGCCATTACTACAGAATCCATATGAAGCTTTTCTTTCATGTTAGCAAAAAACTTATTATGCATTTGCTCTAAATTAAAAGTATGCTCCTGCGTATTAATGTTGAAGTGGCTTCCTAATCCTTTTACTCTTACTTGTCTCATCTCATTACCCTCTAACGTTCTGCCAGAGAACTCTTCTTCAAAGAAGAATGTAAGTTGTTTAGTAAAGAACTGTTTAAATCTAGTAAAAACACCTTTTGTTAATCTATCTAATCCTCTATAGTCTTCTAGGTATTCGTTGTTTTCTTTTTGGAACCTAGGTAAGAATCTTTTATCCAACTGTCCTTGATTAGTAACACCCTCTAGATTATCTCTAAACTGCAGAGCTTGGAAGTATGATATGTCTTCACCTCTCATATTAGTATATGCAGTACGGTTCATTGTCTTATTGAATGATGCTTCCCAAGTATTATCTAAATAATCTAGAAGATCGTATTGTGCTTTTGACAGCTTACCCGCTTGGTATTCTGCAGTATACTCTTCTCTACTTTTCTTATAGTATCCTGGAACATATCCTTCATCATCTTTAAATGTATATGCAAAACTATATAAATCTCTATAGTCAAACTTAGACCTTAATCCAAGTGTTCCTTTAGTCACAACTTGGTTCAATGGATTCTTCTTATCATACTCATCTTTTACAGCTTTGAATAGTTTCTGTGACTTTTGTTTTTCAGAAAATATATCATCCTTAACTTTTTGTGACTGCTGTTGGTACATAGCAGTAAAGGCTTGTATCTTTTTATTATCTATATTCCACATAGAAGACACTAGTCTTTTCAAGCTTCCTATCTCTTCATCCTGAGTTATAACTTGTTTATCCTGACTTCTAAATTCTAGTACAGTTTTAGTTACAAGATCTAATTCTCTACGTAACTCATTCTCATGTGCATTATCTCTGAACTGACCATTCTCTAACTTAAATGTAAGATCTGTTAAGTGTCGCTCTAGGTGTGCAAGTTTATCTTTTGAATCTAACTCTAGTCCAGCTACAGGATCAAGTATTCTTTCAGATGGTATAAAAGTTTTAACATTAAATAGTCCTCTTTCATTTAACTTTCTATATGTATCTTTATCCTCAGATTTATAGTATGCTTCTAGTACACGTAGTATGTTAGATAGATCTATGTCCTTTGGTAGTTTACCTTGGTTAAACTTATCAAGGTGATGTACTATGATTTTATTAAATACTGCATCAGGCTGATGTTCTTTTACCATCATAGCTCTCAGCACTAACTCTATCTCAGCGGCGGTTTGTCTATTATTAGGTATGTCTACATTAGATGATGCAGCCCACTTAAGTATTCTATTAGTATTTTTTAAGAAACCTTTACCGGTCTTCCAGTCTACCATAACCAAAGAGCCGTCTTGTTTTTGTATAAGGCCATCTATCTGTGTAGCTATACCAAGTAAATTACTATGTAGCATAAGCTCTGATGTCATCTTATCACCTGACTCGTATCCTGATAGTCTAACAAAAAACTCAGCACCTTTCCTAATCCAGTTTAGACTGTTAGCAGGTATAGCTTTTTGGTCAGGCTTTTCTTTCATTATCTCTGCCAACTCTCTATCTAGTCTAGCATTGCCTGTTATATACTTTTCTATAATCTTGTGTCCGGCTTTACCATATGCTCTGGCATAGTTATAGTTTCTTTCAAAATGTTTTACTGTTTGATCAAAGCTAAACTCTTCATTATTTATCTTTACAACATCTGTCTCTTTATCTTTATACTTAAACATTGCTTCTGCAGCTGAGGTAGCAGCATCTATGTCTACGTTCTTACCAGTAATTTTTTTACCATAAGATGTAAGTCTTTCATATGTACCATTGTTACCTACATACTCATTATTTTCTACGTCTAAACGTATAGCTTCTTCACGTGCAACATCTTGTAAAATCTTTATTGTATCTACTACAGGCTTAACTTCTGCTTGATCATCCAATACCATTTGATAAAGCGCTCCTTCTTCAGCTTCCGCTACATCAAAGTCCTTAGAGAATGTAACTATATACTCACCTGCACCATACTCAAAGATAGAATTGTTTTTCTCTATCCGTATCATACCAGGATAAGCAGCCTCTAGTTTACGTAGCGCTTCTAGACTCTCAGCTGTTTTTCTTGCTGAGAACTCAGGTGCGGCAAAGCCTGCATCCTGCACAAAGAATACACCTTTTCTTTCATATATTATATCATCCTTTACTAGCTGAGCTGCAAGCCCATTGACTGCAACAAACTTTCTATCTACTGTAAAGTCAGATATTTCTGTAGCTATCTCATTGTCCCCGGCTGCTACAATAGTGGCAAGCTCTTTGAGAGATAGGTTCTTAAGTTTTGCAGGATCTAGCCTTTTGTTTCTTAGAGCTCTCTTGAATGCATCACCAAATCTTTTGATTAGCTCTTTGATTCTAGTGATAAGTTTTTTGTTTGGTCTACCTTGCTCGTCTATATTATCAGCTGCATACTCTCCTAACAATTGTGTAACAACTTCTTTTCTAAAGTCTTCACCTTGTAGATCCGGCTGAGTGTCACGTGTCTGAGCTATAACTCTGTTACCTTCTGGCGAGTTCAAGACATCTCTATATAAACTTTCAAAGAACTTTCTGTTTTGATTATAAATAGCTTCTACAAATGGGTGCGCCATCTCATGGAACGCAGTATCTCTTCTAGCATATGCAGCATTGATAACAGCAACACCTGCAACAAACTTACCAGCCCACTTTTTAGATACATCGTTTATCATCTTGTACTTGATACCCATTCTCTTACCAAGCTTGTCAAGCACCATCTTCAAACCTTCTTCACTTATACGTAGATAGTCAGATTTATTCTCAGTCTTACCATTATCTTCAGGGAAATTAGCTACCTCTAGATCTAGGGCCTGTATCTTATTACCGTCTA